CGCCCGTACCCGACGCCCGTACCTCAGAAATTATTAAAAGGTTTCCTCATGGGCTGGCTCCCCCCTCTCCACGATAGCGATCTGTTTGAGCCAGCAAGGCGAGGCGAGGCGAGTGCCTCGCATATGTGGATCTCAGGCTGGGGCGTCCCGATAATGACGCACGAGGATCGCGTCTAAGGCGTCTCGCGAGGGTGATTGGTATCCTAGGGTGGGCAGGAATCAGGCGATCTGAGGGGTAGGCACAAAAAAAGGGGAGCCTTTCGGCTCCCCCTCTCTTTCTCTCTGTCATTTACCCTCCATTAGAAGCATTCCCCGCATATGATATCGAGGCCTTCATCGGGCAGTTCAACTTCGCGCCAGATACTTTGTCCACACTCCCCGCCAACGTGTGTGCCGCAGCGGTCACATACATGACGATATTCGCGCCCCCACCTCCAGTATTCTGACGGAGGAGCCTCGCCGCGAGCAAGGTATCGATCACATAGGCGATCTATGCGCACAGTTTCCTCGTTAGTCATTTGTCCCCTCCGAAAAAGTATTCCGCCAGCCAGCACAGAAGCAGGATCGTAAACCCGACAACGAATATCACGATCACGAAAGCTTCGTCTTGTCCGTACATAATGCGTCTCCCCTATTCGGGGGTGAAGGGGGAGGCGGAGTGCCTCCCCCCTGTCTCGATTTAGGATTCGTTAATCGTGACTATGGCGGCGTCGAGTGTAGCCATGATACCGAGAAGAACTACGCGGATAAACGAGCACCTAATACTTCCGCTATTCTCGGCGATCAGGCGATCTAGGGTTTCGAGACTCTCTTGTACTTCATGGATGCCATCCATGGGTATGTCTGTGCGTTTCATGGTGGTTTTCCTCTTGTCTTCCATGGTGGGGGGAGGCGTAGTGCCTCCCCCCTGTCTTGCTACTTAGAGTGCTTCTTCTATCTCATCTAGTATCTTGTCCGCTTCTACTCTCAGATCATGCGGCTCTCTATGCCAATCGCCGGGACCTTCAGCTTGCCCCTGTAGTTGGCGAAGACGGCCAAACTTTACGATCATTTCACGGATCTCATCCGCATCGTAGTTCACCCGGAAATCTTTTGTAGTGTGGGCTGATTCTTCTCTGATCATGGTGTTTCTCCTCTTGTCCTACATGGTGGGGGGAGGCGTAGTGCCTCCCCCCTATCTTTTCTAACTAAGGTGATCGTGGAGCCTGTCGGCCTCAACGATCCTTTCTGGTCCCTTGCCGCAGGATTGCTCTAGCCTTCCGCAAGTCTCGCAGCGATCATGGACCGTTAATTCGCCAGAGCCTTCGCAATGTTCGCATGCTTCGCTGCGGGCTCTCCACATTGGAGACCCACCAGCCAACCAATTCTCCTCCCAATAGATCTCCCCTTCGTCGCACATGGGACACTCGACTAGTCGGCCGGTCGAATCGAGCCAACGTGTCCGGTCTTTTTCGTTCGGTACTGGTCCATCCGTCTCGTTCGCGGCATCGCAATCGACGCAAGCAATTGACCCGCTCATGAGGTTGACCCATTCAAGGCCGACCGGCCCTTGAAGGTGATATCCTGCACGCCCCATTCGTCATCGCTCAGGTTCTGGTTACGAATTAGAACCCGCTGTACCGCATCGAGCCTAAACGATTTAACGAATCCGGCGTTGAGATCGTAGGCTCTCATGAGGACCGCGCCAGCCTTCGACTCGTAAACCTCAATCGGCATCAATTGGCGAGCCCTGAAATCGTCCGCGTTTGGGTTGTGGACCTTCTGGTAATAGATGCTCACGAATCCCAGAGGCAGAAGCACATCCTCTTGCGCTCCGCCCCATGCGTCGGACTCGCAGAACGGAAGGTCCAGAGTCTCGTCCGTGTCCGCGTCCGCCATCGTGTCCGCGTTCGCTTCGCATAGTGCATTGATGCTCAGAGTGAGCCTGTCGAATGTGTCGAGCGATCCCATAGTGACGTATCTCATGGTGCGTATCTCCGTTGAGGAGTGATATAGTGGGCAGGTGTCTCCCTGCCACACCTATATAATGGGGTCAAAACACGGTAATATCAAGACCCTAGTGGGGTACACCCCCCCTTTTGGGGCCAAAAATCGCCCCAAAACAACAAACAGTAGTTTGCTCAGTCAATCATCAGATTTTGCACTGGGACCCCTATTTATAAAATTTTATATAAAAATTTCAACTTATAGTGATATCACAACAAAAAGATACACTTGCCAGACTGGAACTGTGGTTATATAACTATTTTATTAGTGACACCTAGGATTGTATAAATGAACCCAAAAATTTTAGATACTCTACCTGTTGACGAGAAGCGTGAGATTCTCGGTCTTATTGAGGAATTGAATGATGCTAGGATGCGGGAGGGTTCTCAGGGGGATTTTCTAGAATTTGTGAAGGAGGTATGGCCTGCGTTCATAGAGGGGAACCATCATCGTGTGATGGCGGATGCGTTCAATCGCATTGCGAGTGGCTCGTTAAAGCGTCTGATCATCAATATGCCGCCTAGGCATACCAAGTCTGAGTTTGCATCGCATTTATTTCCTGCGTGGTATCTAGGGAGGTTCCCTGACAGGAAGGTCATTCAGACGGCACATACTGCGGAGCTTGCTGTGGGTTTTGGTCGTAAGGTTCGCAACTTGGTAGGTTCTGAGGATTACGCAAAGATATTTTCTGGTGTTTCTTTGAGTTCGGACTCTAAGGCTGCTGGTCGTTGGAACACGAACATGGGTGGCGATTATTTTGCTATTGGGGTTGGTGGTGCCGTGACTGGTAAGGGTGCGGACATTCTTATAGTGGACGATCCTCATTCTGAGCAGGAGGCGGCACAGAACGATCCATCTGTTTACGACAAGACTTATGAGTGGTATACGTCTGGTCCACGCCAGCGTCTACAGCCGGGGGGCGCGATTTGTTTAGTAATGACTCGTTGGTCGAAGAAGGATCTGACGGGTTCTATTTTGAAGGCGTCTATAGAGAGGGGTGGTTCTGACGAGTGGGAGATCATCGAACTACCTGCGATTCTACCTAGCGGCAAGCCGTTGTGGCCGGGGTTCTGGCCGCTGGAACAGCTAGAGGCTTTGAAGGCGGAGCTTCCGGTGGGCAAGTGGAGTGCCCAGTACCAGCAAGACCCGACTTCTGAGGAAGGCGCGATCATCAAGCGCGAATGGTGGAAGGAATGGACGAAGAAAGATCCACCGGACTGCGAGTTTGTGATTCAATCGTGGGACACGGCGTTTCTAGCGAAACAAACCGCGGATTACAGTGCTTGCACGACATGGGGCGTGTTCTACAACGAAGACAAGGTAGCGAACATCATCTTGTTGGATGCCTTGCAGGAGCGGTTGGAATTCCCTGATTTGAAGAAACGCGCTTACGAGATGTACAAGGAATACGAACCGGATGCGTGTATTGTGGAAGCGAAGGCTGCTGGCAGTCCACTGATTTTTGAACTGCGTAGAATTGGTATTCCTGTTGCGGAGTACACACCGGGAAGGGGCAGGGACAAGATTGCTAGAGTGAACGCGGTATCTGATCTATTTCACAGTGGTCGTGTGTGGGCACCCAAAAAAAGGTGGGCGGAAGAGGTTATCGAAGAATTCGCGTCATTTCCTATGGGCGACCACGATGATCTGGTTGATTCTTCGACTCAGGCTTTGTTGCGGTTCAGGCAAGGTGGCTTCATAAATCTGGATAGTGACGAGCCGTGGGATGACCTTTTGCCTTTGCGTAAAGCGGATTACTATTAAATGAGTAATGGTATAGTTGATTTGCCTGCATACCAGCATCACCACCCACTCCTCCTATACTAGTTGCGGGTTAGCGAATGCCAATAGATAAACCTCTGGACAATTTATTTAGTCAGGACGATTTCGACATGGGGCCGGAAGGGCTCATGGTCATTGAGGAAGAAGAGATCGTTCCGGGTGACTCATTGCTTACGGAACTAGAGGATGGCGGAGTCGAGATAGATTTTGACCCGTCATCGGATGTCGAAAGTGCCGAAACGGAATTCGACAGCAACCTTGCCGAGTTTATTGAAGACAAGGAATTGCGTACAGTCGGACTCGACCTCATTGCCAAGTTCGACGCTGACAAGAGCAGCAGATCGGATTGGGAGCAAACGTATGAAGAAGGACTAGACAATTTAGGCTTAGAGATTGAGGACCGTACCACGCCTTGGGCTGGAGCTTGTGGCGTATTCCACCCGATGTTGTCCGAAGCTGTGGTCAGGTTCCAGAGCCAGACAATTCAAGAGATTATGCCAGCCAAGGGTCCAGTAAAGACCCATATATGGGGGCTCTCTACTAAGGAACGTCTGGGGCAAGCCAAGCGTGTGCAGGATTACATGAACTATCAGCTTATCGAAGTGATGACCGAATATCGGTCAGAAACCGAAAAGCTTCTGTTCAGCTTGCCGCTCGCCGGTTCAGCCTTCCGCAAAATCTATTTTGATCCTTCGTTGGGCAGACCGACTTCGATGTTTGTGCCCGCGGAAGATTTTGTCGTGTCGTACAATGAAGCGGATCTGGCTCAGGCAGAGCGTTATACCCATGTGATGAACCGTAGTACAAATCAGGTGAAAAAGCTTCAGGTCAGTGGGTTCTATAGGGATGTAGAACTGACAACCTCATATATAGAAGAGAACCCGATCACAGATAAATTCAACAAGATTGGTGGGGTTAAGCCTTCATACGACGCCGAAGAGCGACATCAGCTTCTAGAGATGCACGTTGACATAGACCTTCCGGGCTTTGAAGACCCGGACGGTGTGGCCCTTCCTTATGTGATCACCATCGATAAATCCAGTTCCACAATCCTTTCGATCTACCGGAACTGGGATGAGAGTGATGAGCATAAGATCAAGAAACAGCACTTCGTTCATTATGGATACGTTCCGGGCATTGGATTCTATAACCTAGGTTTGATCCATATGATCGGTGGACTCGCGAAATCCGCGACGAGCCTGTTGCGTCAGCTTGTAGACGCAGGGACTCTTTCCAATTTGCCGGGAGGGCTCAAGACTCGTGGACTCAGAATCAAGGGCGATGATACGCCGATTATGCCGGGGGAATTTAGGGACGTTGATGTCCCCGGTGGCGTTATTAGGGACAACATCACTTTCCTTCCCTATAAGGAACCTTCTTCGGTCCTTTTCCAGCTATTGGGTAATATTGTGGAGGAAGGCCGACGCTTTGCGTCGATGGCGGACATCAAAGTAGCAGACATGAACACGGAGGCCCCGGTAGGGACCACGCTTGCGATCATGGAACGGGCGATGAAGGTCCAGTCCGCGATTCAGGCTCGCATCCATGCCAGCCTCAAGCAAGAATACAAGATCCTAGCCAAGATCATCCATGATTACACAGATCCCGACTATCCATACGAGACGGATGCGGGAGAAGGCATTAAAGCTGAAGATTT